CAAGCGAACCGTCGTGGTTGAAGGTGTGCGTATTGATCCACTGTTCAGTGGAGCTCAAAAGTATGAGCTTAATCCCAATACTATCGACACGCTGGCCATAAGTGTTTGTGCCGCGGAGTACTGTAAAGAGGTACCGCATGGGGCTGGACGCATCTTGACCGATGCTGAAATGATGAATGGTTATGGCGAGATGGGAAAACTTGTCACCAAGACTTCAGCCGGAATAATCACTAAGTACATTAAGAAGGAGGACCTTTTTGACAAACAGCCAGGTGCTGTTGTTGATGGCATTACCGCCCCCGACACATTAGTGTGGAGCGAGAAAGCGTCAACTTTCGTCATTCCTCTGTACGGAAAGACATTCCGCGCCCATTTTGAAGAAGCATGCGGACTGTGTTCTGTTGGCATCAAACCGGATGTCATTTGGGTCTCAACCCTTAAGGACGAACTTCGGCCAAAGGAGAAGGCCAAGAAGGGAAAGACTCGAGTATTCGAGAACCCGGACGTAACTTATACGTTGTTGGTTCGCAAGTACTTTGGGCACTTCATTCAGTGGTTCAAGGCGAACCGCGGCTTTAAGCTCCACCATGCTATCGGTATCGATCGCGAGGTGGCGGCTCCTGAGATTTATGAAGGTCTTAAGTGGAAAGATAGAGTCTTCGACGTGGACTACAAGAACTTCGATGGTTCGGTTCACCCCGTACTTTTCGAGTTCTTCACGAAGGTGACAGACTGGTATTACGGTCCAAAGAACCGCTCCGAGCGACACGTTATCATTGACGTGCTGCGTAGCTCACTCCATTTAGTTGGAGATACTCTCTTTCAGTCCTCACAAGGAAACAAGAGTGGTAACGCGATGACGGATGTCTTTAACTCTGTGTGCAACGCAGGGCTCGTGTACATGTCTGTGTACATTGCTTATCGAGATGTCTCGATGGTGCGTGCCGAGCTGCCATTCATTACATATGGTGATGATCTCATCGCGTCAGTGTCTCCAGATTTGGAGGAGTTTAACCGAGTCTGGTTCGCTCAGTTCGCGAAGGCGTTGGGTCTCGTTGTGACAAGTGCAGACAAGGGAGCGGAACTTACACCGTTTACGGAAATGAAGGACGCAACTTTCCTCAAGTCAAGTTTTATTGAGGGCACACCGTTCCGCTTTCCACTTCCAGTGGAAGTCATCCACCGCGAGTTGCGGTGGGAACGAAAGCAGAATAAGGGCGATAATATCGTCTTGAAGCAGCGGATAGTGCAGGCCCTTGATATGATGAGCCATCATTCTGAAGAGAGCTATAGCACCTTGGTGCGTCAGTTGACCGCCAGTGGATTCGGTGATTGGTGTGAGGGGAGTTACGCATGGCGTTCAGAACGCCTGCGAGCGAAGCAGATTGCGTCGAGTTTGACTGACTCACCGTTCGATTATGCACGTCATGAGCCTGTGGGTCTCGAAGAGCTGGTTGGTGAGAGTCAGTTTGACTGCCGACCGCGAGGACAGCCCCCGCGTCTTGATACTCTAGCCTTTATGGCCTGTGAGCGACGTCTCAGACCAAATCAGCCAGACTCGTGGAACTGCTCGCGTTTGGATCCTGATCCGTCAATGTTCGGGCCCCTGAGCATGGAGATTGCTGGGCCTAGTGGACCCTTCTTTCGTGTACCACCAGTGCGTAGTTTCGCACTTTTGAATGTGGCCGTTAGTGGAGTTCCTGCCCGGCGTGGTGTTATCCAAGTACTCGCGAAAGGAACGTGGCGCATCATTCCAGGCGAGATCGTCAACGTGACACGACCGTACGCTAGTGTGACAGGGTGGGACGATATTCTCTTTCGTCCGTTGTCGATGGAGCGTTGGGCGGCAGAGACGCCTAACTTTAATTACGCCGCGAATTTGGAAACCGTGGCGTATTGTCCCCAGTTGGCTACGGCTTACGTGGGGTGCGATGTTTTTGCTGAGCTTCAGCTCAACCGAGGTTATATGAGGGAGCTCCGGGATGGGTACCTCGACGACGGTATGTTTCGCAGGATAACTCAGCGAACTATCGTACACTTCGGTGGACCGACCTTAGTTCTCACGGCGGCTAGGCCCCGTGGGCCCATCGGTCCTTTTCATCGTATTTACGCTACATTACTCGTCCGCAAGGTGGAGGACGTAGCGATGTCGTTTGATGTCGTCACCATGATTCGTGATCGTGCTGACGAGTACTTCCGCGCTTTGTGCGTGGAGGAAGGGACTCCTGTGTAGTCCCGTATGTATATAGCGTTCTATTGGTCTCGCTAGAAAGACCTCATCAAACTACTAATTTTAGGATTTGTTTTATCTGTTGATTAACGTAATTTTGTCACACTAATACACATTCGCATGAGACCCTGGCTCATTATGACAACAGGGAGTTACATTTTGTGTTTTGTGGTGTCCTTTGTTTGTCACACTCGTCTGGCGAGTCGGTCTGGGCTGAACCCCAGGGTGGCGATCGGAGAAACCGTGACCCGCCTCCTAATCAACTTACCCATATATGTAATATGTATACGAGATGCTGTCTCTAACAGCGCGACTTTTAGTTTTAGGTCACTCGCATAGTGCAGTCTTCGAGCCAGCTGCCCATAGTAAAATACCAAGGGCTCGACACCTTATTTTCTATTTAACGTTTTTTACCTTTCGTTATAGATAGTATTGTTTAATTTAAAACTATTCACTTAATCGTAATTTAATTAGGATGAATTCGCTGAGAGACCGGCCCGCAAAATTTATTTGTAAGTCGCGCGTTTCGAGGTCACAGCTCAGCAAACTTAATTTAGTGTAATATTAAGACGTAATTTAACCACTTAGGTAATTTCGTG